GTTCATCAGTCCACGCAGCGATTTGAATCACTGCATTTTCCAACGAAGTTTCGTTGAGATCCGAGTTAGTTGCGGGACGGTTGCTGTTAACACCACCAGAAACCAGCGGATGCGAAGTCGAGAACAAAGGCTGACCGTCACCATAGGTAACGCTTGAGCTAAAGCCGTTGTTCAGAACTGCTGCTCCCTTCACCTCTTTGGTGTAGTACATCGCACGAGCAAGTGCCTTGGTGTAACGAGCAGACAAGCTGTCGTACAGGTTATCCTCAATCGCTTCTTCAGTGATCGAGAATCCAAGTGCAATGGTTTCGTGCGTATAGCGAGCAGTCCAAGCTTCCTGCGCGTTGTCATAACTTATTGCAGAACCCTCGTTTTTGACAGGGGCTGCGCTAAATCCTGACAGCTTGGTTTCTTCCTCGAAAGAACGCTCGGAAGTCTCTGTTTCGTAGATTTCCTTGTGCTCTTCGCCATACTTTGCATACTCCAGACCGAACAATGCGTTCAGGCCGGGGAGAAGCTCTTTCAGTAGTTGTGCGCGTGAAATAGCCATTTAATTTCCCCTTCCTTACACGCCAGTTGGGTTGAGATACTGATGTCCACCAGCAACTGTCTGTCCTGTTACGTTCGGTGCGTTGAACTTAACAATAAACTCACAGAAATTGCCGCTAGAGTTAGCAGTATCAGGAACCACATCAATGATACGAATTGGCAATGTAGCAGTGGTCGTACCGCCAGCAGCACTATAAATGCCAATGGTGGAATCGCCAGATTGCGCGTTACTATTTGTACCGTCATATGTGGTGTTTTGCACGATCTGAGCATTACTACCAATCATCGTGCGGCCCAAGAAAGCCACAGATAGACCAGAAGTTGTGTCATTTGCCGTTGTGCCAGCGACCAAAACAGCTTTAAAAAGCTGGTCAGGATCATCAGCAACATAAGCATAAATCGTCGATCCGCTTACAACTGACAGGCTGGCAGGGTAGTACTGCGACCAAACAGGCTGTTTTGTTGATGCGTTAACATACTGACACCCTAAAAATACACCTACAGGTGTAGCAGTAGAGGTGCCCGTGTCTTTCTCAATGGTGCCATCTGAAACAATTTTGACAATATCGCCATAGAAAATATTGGTGTTGTAGCCTGTACCAGTTGTATTTGCAATGACTAATTGACGAGTTGCTCCAGCAAACACCTGACCACCGATCAAATTGACCGGTTTTAGACCATAAGGTCTGTCGATAGTCGGGTAAGCCATTTTGGATTAACTCCTACGATTGTTGATTACTACGTCCGAATGAAACCGTGGTTTTGCGCTCTGAAAACAGAGGCATCCTTGGATCATTTTCGCGCATGAAGTGGTTGTCAACAGATCGGATTTGAGCTTCGGCTTGCTGTTGATAATAAGCATTCCGTTGATCAACCATTTCTGTTGGCGTTTTGCACAGCAACAACCCACCCACCACGACATTATCTTTAAAACGAGCGTTGTCATTATCAAGATACATCGAGATTTCGGGATGGTCTACTGCGCGAACAGGCTCCCAGCCTTCGCGGATTTTGGATGACACATTGCGTGGGTCAGCTTGACCCAGGGTACTGACACGAATCCAGCGATAGGTATACCCAGCTTCAGGTGTAGGGTCAGGCAGTAACGTGGGCGGTGCCCAGCTACGAGGACGCTCATCTTTAGCGCGGCTATCTAATTCGCGGTTTACGCGACTTTCAACTGTTTTGGTATCAGCCATTTTGTGTCATTCCTTCCGCCACTTTCCGGGCATATGCTTCAAGAGGGATACGTAACTTCTTAGCTAGTGCAACCTGAGTTTGCGTCAACGTGATTTTCTTGGGTGCAACGTTTCTGCTAGCTGGGGCTACAACATTACTGCTGGTCCGTTTCGGTTTCTCCTCTGACTTCACCTGCTCATCAGGAAAGTTTTCGGGGAACTTGCTCCGTAAAGTCTTATTGATCTGCTCGTAATACTTCTCCGAGGTCGTATCAACGCCTTCTTCGACTAATTGCTCATGCAGCCCCAGAGTGAAGGCAGTCATAAGGCGATTTTTCCCAAACCACTGATTTTCTTGACGCCACGCAAGCGCTTTGGGATCGACCTTACTATCTGAAGCGGATTGTGGTTGCATATTTACAGGAACTTCACGTTCTTGTAAAGCGGGTGCCCTAAAGTTTTCAACTTTATCAAGTCGTAACTTAGCTTGAATTAACTCTTCCTGTGCGGCAACAATCTGATCGGCATCACCTGCATCATAGGCAGCTTTATATTTACCCTGTGCTTGGGCAAGTGCCATTTCTGCGTTTTGTTTAGCCGTGCCAACAAGAAGTGTCGTGTGTTCGCCCAGATTTTTCTTGAGATGCCTATTCTCTTCAATAATCTGTTGAGCAAACTTCAAAGCCTCTTCACGCTCGCGCAAAGCTGCTTCTTTAGCTCGACGCTCATCGTGGTATCCGTGCGACAGTTTCTTAATACGTTTCTGTACACCTTCGTCGTATTTAGAAAGCTCGTCATCGGTTACTTCATTGACAGGCTCTTCAAGCGGTTTGCGTCCTTTATCAGGATCGGGCGTGTCGTCAACGACTTCTATTTCAAACTCAACGTCGTCTTTAGCCTTCTTTTCAGGCTCACGTTCGTCTGGAAATTTATATTCCACCTTTTCAAATTCAGCCATATGTCACCTCACGCACGTTGAATGCCACGGGGGTCTTCGACCACCGCTTCAACGGAATCATCGTTAATAATCCGAAACTCGCGGTCGTGAATCTTGATGCGAGTGCCGGTGTTGGCACGGGTAATAATGAAATCCCCTGGTTTACACCACGGTCCCGTGGGGAATCGGTTCTGATCGGCATACGCCATATCACCAAGTGCTACAACGAAGAGCACGTTACTTAGTAACTCTTCAAACTTGACGGTAGCGTCTGCTTTAATAATCCCACTATCAAATTTATTTTCGATGTTAGGTAAGGTGCAAAGAATCTTGTACCCCTTAACAATCGGCAATTGCTTGGCTTTTAGCTGAACATCTTCAATCACAGCTTGAGCTGTATCAGTCATTTTCAAATTCCTCATAACGTTGCACAAGGTCTTGTACTTCCATCCTTGCACGGCGCAGACCTTGGATTACGCCACACAAATTTCGATATTCAGCAAAGTCTTTACAGTTTCCTTCAGCCATCGCCTCACTTACTTCCCGCTCTCGTTCTTTGAGCCTGTTAAATAAGTGATCCAGCATTTGCCTTTCATGGGTCATTCAGTTTTCCTTTTTGCCATCGCTGTTTTAAGTAAATCGGCCTGAATCTTTTTATCAGCCTGTCGGTTCTGATTCATTAACCGCACATTCTCTTTCTGTGCATCAATCTGGATGCGCTTATCCTCGTTCTGCAACCTAGCGGCTGCAAGTGCGGTGTCGGCTTGGTCTTTCTGAGCTTTGCGCTGCTGCTCCATCATCTTGATCTGAAGCTCTTGTTGCTGCAATTGAACCAGCGGATCTTGAGCAACTGCCTGTGCTTGCTGCTGTGCAGCTTGGGCTTGGTGTATCTGTAGAACTTGCTGGGCTGCTTCTGCTACGTACTTAGCCATCGCCAGCTCTTCGGCTTCAGACACTTCCTGATCTGGCCCAGGCAACGGAGCACCCACACGCTGTTCGATTTCTTGACGGTATCTAAACCCTAAGTGCTCGGCAACGTGAGCCATCATCGCACCCTGCATCTGCTGCGCCATCGGGTTTTGTCCTATGGTCTGCATAATGCTTGGGTCTTGCAAGAAGGTCATATGTGCTGTGATGTGCGCCTGATGATCCTGATAAATGAACGCTTTTAGCGGTACACCTTTGAGCACATTCATGTTCTCGGTTATAGGATCTTTGGGCTTCTGGTCATCAGGCAGGGGTACTAGTTTGTCGGCGTTAGGAATACCCAGCACATCCAACATCTGCCTATGAAGGCGAGGCATGTCATATAACTGAGGCGCACCTTGGGCTAGTTGTAAAGCGGCTTGATACTGCACAACCCGCTGAGCCATCGTCGAGGCGTTGGGGTCAGACACAGGAATAACTTCTACGATGTCGTAGTCCTCAGCCTTAACCTGCGGTGTGCCATCCTGCGGCACGTAGCTGTAATCAGGTGAGGTGTACTCCCTGATAATTTCTTTGAGCAGCTTAAACTCTTCTTTCATCGCCGCATGGATGCGAGCCTGTACAGCACCCATCGTTTTTAACTGCCGCTCAAGGAGAGCCAGCGTCGTACCCACCGGAGCCTGACTCGACATATCGCTGATCTTCATATCAGCCATACCACTGAGTCTTCGCGCTTCTTCGGTGATTTGGTTTAGTAAGGCGAGGAGAACCTGACTAGGTTCTTTGTAAGGCAACGGCAGAATGTTGTCTCTGATCGCACCCCCCGGCACATCTACATCTCGCCATTCACCCGGAGCGATGGGCGTGTCATCGCCTTTGATCCTCAGCCCACGAGCCTTTAACCCACCGGGAAGATTAGAGAGCGAACCTGCATCCACCAACTGACGGATCAGCATGGTGCCTGCTGTGGCGTAGCCACCGATAATATGTATTAACCCGAAGCCATAAGCACCAAACCCAGGGATGTACATATAGTGCACAAAGTGCTGCCGCGCACGTTTCTGAGGGTCGTCTTCTTTATAGTTACGTCGTATAGCCAGAACTTTGTTGGTATTTTTGTCGATAGTAATGACGTAGGGCAGTGGCAGTTCTTCCTCATATCCCGGCAAGTCATACTCGATATGCACCTCGCATATCTGATA